CAATGTCGTTGTCCGTAACCGGAACGATAACACCATCTTGGAATCTGATTTGCTCTACAGATGAACCTGCGCCACCTGCATCAAGGAACAAGCCTACACGATTGTTTGTGTCGTCCACTACGACTTTGTTTAGTGGCGTTGCTACGCCGGGGTCACCAATCAAGCCAATGACCGGACCTTCAGCGGCTGTGCCATCATGCTTGTGCCCAGACGTATTTACAAATGCTGCCAGTATCTGATTAAATTCATTGTTACTGTCGGCAGCATTAATAACATCGCCGTCTGTGTAGGATGACTGTCTAGTGTAACCTGCCATTAGCGTCTTGCTCCTGCATCAAATTCTAACTGAAAACCTTTGAGTGTATACGGGGAAGAGGTTGCGTTATCCACCACACGCATCGCTACAGCAAATCCACTGCCCTCTACAGGCTGTCTAGTCAATGGATTAGATTGACCACCGTATGTTGCTGTGCCGTATACAGATGTTCCGTACAATGCCACGACTGTCGAACTGTCAAATGGATATGCCTCTGGTCTTGCGGCATCAGGCGACTCATAATCGTACCGTAAAAACAAGTCAGAATTCAGTGCACCTGTTGGTGAATAGTTGATAATCACCCGCTGAAAGTTTTTACGGATACCTGCATCACCCATTGTCATGTCAGGTGAACGATAGCGACCTATGATATCCGTGCCATCGAACTGGTTGCCCTGTTCTTGCCTGTACACAAATCCATCAGCAGAACCGTGGAGTACAAAAGTTTCTCCCTGCGATGTGAATGAGTCCGTGCAGGAAGGTTTAATCCCTTTTAGAGTGCCGAATTCATAACCTTGTTGCTTACGGACTGCTATAACACCTGTCGTATTTGCTTCAATAAGAGCACCAGTTTTAAATAATCTATATTGCGTTTTATCTGGAACAACTACACTTTCAAATTCATCTATGTCAGTATCGGTAAACAACTCTTTGACATTGCTTGATATAGTTCCCAATTCAACATCATTAATTCTTTCGGTACCTGCAACGGTGCGAAGACCATCTCGCCCAAGGAATAAGATGTCCCCAGCAAGTTCTTGGACAGTAAAACCGTTAAGACATCCGATATCTCTAGTAATTGGTTGTAGTACGAAGTCTGCAAGTGTATTGCCTGTTAATTTGTAAATACGTTCTTCGCCAAAGATAATCAGTTCATTACGAAATGGAAACAGTGCTGTTACTTTACTGTCAATTCGTAAACTTCCTGCACCATTAGCTGTACTAAAGTCATTATCCGTAAATGGTGCGGTAAATATAATTTCTTCTGGATTTGCGCTGTGCCCCGCAAAAAACAACGCATCTTTGAAGCCAGTTACGAATTTTGGGTTAGCGGGTGCGCCTGTAGCGTTTAAGTCGGTTACCGTTGTGCCATCGTACTTCGTCGCATGATTAGCACCATCTGCCCATACAATATGCTCAGTTCCAGCTAAATTGTAACGATGATGAGTGTATTTACCTGCGCTAGTACGACCTGTGTCAATCTCTGTCCATGAACCACTGCCACTAGCCCCTTCAAAAACTTTTGTGCCACGGGCTGCAATAACTTTTGTGTTACCTGCAAAATATGCAGACATAAGTACTTTTTCAGTAGCGGAAGATGTTTGAGGAACAATGTTGGTGTTCCATTTTGTAAAACCGTTGATACGTCTGTAACCACCGCTGACGTCTGGCTCAAAGTTTTCTAGTTCAAGAGCCATGCCCGGTTGCATTTTAAATGTAGGCTGGTCAAGAACCAGACCACCTTCGCAAGCAAACACAAAGGGACTAAGTTGTGCTTCATCAGCCATGTGTTAAACCCTTGCGGTTACTGCTACAGTGCCATACCTCTGTGAACGTGGGATGAATGTGGACCTAATGTAATTAAAGTTACGATTCAGAAGGAGGCTTTGCATATGCTTAATACCATTCTCGAATCGGCTGAAGTTAATGCCGTACTGTTGCGCCTCTCCACGATATTGATAGCCGTAAGCAGTTGCGCCATCTACTATAACCTGCCTAAATTGCTCAGGTATTGCAGGTGCATCAGTGGTTGCACTTAACGCCGTAGGCTTACTAAAGGCATCATATTTAAGTGTGTACGCTTTGTCAGGATAAGGAAAAAGCCCGTAATTGTTATCTGGCGTCCTGAATACATATTCAGGAACCCCTCCAACATTAGACGTGCTTTCTTGGTCGATATATTTATCTACGTATTCATTATAGTCTAATTTCAATAGACTAACCCCAGAGACAGCTAGCGCATCGCTTTTTTCTATGCGGAAGGTAGCGTAATCAACATGGTACAGACCACTGTCAACAGTGTAACGTGTCTGCCCAGCGACTAATGTTTGGCTCTGTTCTGAATGGCTAAATGCCCACCCAAACTCACGTTGGTAAATATAGTTAATTGAATCATTTACAGCGTTCTTGCATTGCGTCTGAAATCCACGTGAAGCAGTAAAGTTCGATGAAGTCAGGGCCACTTCATTGAATCTAGCGAGAACTTCGTTCGTAATGTCCAGATAATTATACGCCATGAGAACCCTAAGTTTAGGGACCGACTAACACAGCCGGTCCCTATTCTGTTAGTTACGCGTTGTCGCGAGCCACTTCAGCGGCAAGTTCCTGAGCACCGTTTACGTCTACGACGCAAGCGTATACACGGAGCTTACCAGTGGTAACGTCAGCAGATGATGCAATCAGCTTCACGTCAATCGTATCGGTAGTCGTTACGAACTGAGTGAAGGTCGATGCGGCACCTGTCACAACATCGTTGGCCTGACCATTAGTACCTTCTGCAAGGAAACCGGCGGAGGATACGTCACCACCATCAATGATATCATCGCCAGCCGCAAAGTCGATATCGACAGTCGGAGACGTGCCATCAAAGGCAGTCAGAACCTCTGCACCAGCAAACAGCACGAAGGTGTTTGCAGGGATTTCAAGCAGTTGGAAGATGTCGCCGTTGGTGCAGCTATAGTCAGTAATTTTACTGATGTCTAAAATTGCCTCAACCATGCGCATGTCCATGCCATCGCGGCTTGCCGGAAGTACGGCAATGGAGTCTGAGTTTACACCAGCAGTCGAGCTGGCGGTCATATCAAAAGTAGCCATTGATAACCTCCCTTAAGCAGCGTTGTACTTAGCAGTAACGATTGCTTCAGGGCGAAGAATCTTACGGCCGTACAGGTGCATACCGCGAACGATGTCCGCAAACGAATCTGGGTCACGGTAGGACTCAGTCTTCGTAATTTGCGATGCCGAAGCAACCGCAGATGAGTGACCAGCAACAATTACGCCGAAGTTGGAGTTCTGGTTAGCCGAACCGGTAGTTGCGGGACCAGTACCAACTGATGGCAGGTTGTTGGAAACATACACGTCGAAGCCGTGTAGCTGAGTAACAGCGAGACCGCCTTGGATGCCCGAGCCACCGAAGTCTGCGTTCAGAAGACGTGAGTCTTCATCCTTCAGAAGTTCGATGAATACTGGGTCAACGATGAGCCAACGGCCCTCGGTGTCAACAAACTGCTGGTCCAGCTTACGTGCCATACGAGCAATCACCATCAGAGGCGAAGCAGTTGCCGTAGGCAGGGCAGTTGCACCAGGCAGACGTGCTGCCAGAGGAATCGAGTGGTCACCGGCCGAAGAGGTGGTGATGTTACCGAAGCTATCCTTGCGAAGCTTCATGCTGGTCAGGAGTTCGTCCGAACCAGCAGTCGCCACTGCTTTGGAACCGCTGACTACGTCGTTTGCGGTGCCAGCTGCAGTGCTAAGCGCAGATTGCTTGAAACCCGACAGGTAACCAAGAACCTCTTGGTCATGCTGGTCGCGAAGGCGATAACCTGCGCGGTCAGATGCCAGAGACTCAAAGTTAACGTGACTGTGAGCTTCTTCGATGTCATCTACTTTGAAAGCAAAGTAGTTTGCCTTGTCTACAACAAGGCTAAAGTCTTCGTCGTCGAGGTCTTGCGGAGTGATTTGGACACCACGCGCGTATTCCTTAACGGTAATCTCGGGTTCTTTGATGATACGAACGGTATCACCAAAGTTCGCGATTTCACCGAAGTAATCGGAATTCGTGATTGACTCAGCGACAGAAGTTTTACGGAAAGCTTGCTGGACTTTTTGGGAGTAAATTACCGGGGAGAAATTTCCGTTCGGTAGATTACCGTATCCAGCGGCAGTTTTAAAAGCCATCTTAAACTCCTAGATGAGGCTTGAAACACCGATTTTCTGAACACTGTAAAGGCCAGCTAGTCTAGGTAACTGCTGAAAGCAGGGCTAAACGTCACCTGGGTGGTTTAGAGAGGGAGAAAATCGTATGCCCCGCTACACTCGGGGCTACAATTTTAAACGAAAAAGTGCCTGAATTTTATGTGTAGGGCACGTGCGCGGGTTGCCGAATAGGGGCCGCAGTTATAGTTAATATATTTTTTACCACATTTTCAACGGTTTGTAAACAGTAATTTACTGCCCACCGCGAGAAACATCGTAAATAAAGTTACCAGACTGAATAGCTTGCATGATTGCTTCTTCATTCTTGGCAAATTCTTGGGGACGCATTTTAGCTACGTCTGACTCTCGCCATTGATTGCTCTGCGCTTCTTTGGTATCAGCGACTGTGCTTTGACCACGAGACGAAACAGCTTGCGCCGCAGCTTTATCAGCTTTCTGCACACTCTCTTTCTTATTTGCAATGTTACGGTCAACCTTATAGAGGTCAATTGCGCGAGCAGCAGAGCGAGCGTCATTTTCATTTTCATATAGTGCCTGTTGAACCCATGTAGGCTGTTCCTGTACCCAACCGTGGAATTCCTCATCATTACGAATGTCATCAAAGTCTGGGTGAAGTTGCAGAAGTTCTGCTTCTGCGCGTTTGCGGTTAGCATCAGCCTCCCGCTCTGCGATAAGCTCAAGACGTTTTTCTATAGTAGAATCAAGCTCTTGTGCCTTCTTTGTAGCGATACTTTCTACGATTTTAGCTACATCAGGATACTTCTCCGACCACTCGCTAATCTCTTCATCAGACTTGGGTAGTTGAATAGCTTCTTTAGTTGCCGTCGACAGCTGGGTTTCAAGAGCGCGAATCTGCTCTTTAAGTTGCTCTTCCTTTTGCTGTGAGTGACGACGGAGGTCTCCATACCTTTTCTTAAATGTCTTTTCTTCTGGGGCAAGACTCTCGGTCTCTACCTTATCCTCTTCTTCTGCTTTCTGCTCCTGCAGAAGTGAACGCCGCTCTTCTTCCAGCTGTTGCAGTTCTGCTTCTTCATTAGAGCGGTCTTTCTTGTACTTAATCGGGGTTGTCTTAATATCTTGTTTTACAGCCATTGCTTCAGCCATAATGTACTCCTTAATGGGGCCACCAGTAGCCTTTCGGGGTGATGGGTAGCCGGACTACAGCTTCTTCTTCTTAATCCAACCTCTTGCGATAGCTGCGCCAAGAAGATACAAGCCGCCTTCAACGGTGTTCCACAGGATAATGGAACCCAATGAATTAGGTTTATTGCGCATTTTGTTTCGGATATAGACAGTCCTGTTACGAGCAAAGTAACCTAGGACTTTTGCTAAAGTGGGCTTATTATACATTGTTTTTGCCATATTGGCAAATACTTTGTGATATCCCAGCTGAACGTTGTCGTTACGATACGCTTGCTTTGA